TCAACACAACACCTCGCGCGCACGCGCCCAGAGCCTGAGGCGATCCTCCAGCCCATTGAGCCCACCATTGATATGGCGTGTGATGCGGTTGAACTCACCGCGATCAGCCAAGGCATTGAGCCCCCGCGAATGCCAGAACCACGCCGCCGACTCGCAGGCCCAGCGCGGTTGTTCGAGCAACTGCGGTTGCGCCAGCAAGCGCTCGTCGCCAAACAGTGCGCGGCTGCAGGCCTGGTAGTTGTTGCGCCCGGTGATCTGGATCAGGCCGCGCCCGCAATACAGCTGCCCATCGCCATCGGCCTGTGGTGTATTGCCCAGGCGCAAGGCCAGGCTGCCGGTGTCGTAGCGCGCCAGATAGCGGTCATTGCCCAGCTCCTTGACGTAGCGGAACTGGCCGGATTCATGGCCGACCTGGGCGATGAACGCCGCCACACGCTTGGGGTTGTCGATTTCCCAGCGCGGCAGCGTGGCATTGAGTGCCGAAAGAAAAACGCCCGCAACAGGGCGGGCGTTCGGCAGAATCTGTAGCAATTGCGTTTCAGTGAGCATATCTGACTCCTTCCCTGTAGCGTCCTTCAAGCCTTGATCACGGCCCGCCGGCGAGGCACTGCCCCCTTGGCCTGCACCTTGCCCATCTTGCCGCCATTGCCCTGCACCGTGGTGCGCCAGCCCGATGCGGTGAACACCTGCTCCACCGAATCGATCTGGTACTGCCCATCCAGGCCATCGGCAAAGCCGTGCAAGGCGATGCTGCGCTCGGCAAACAGGTCGGTACGCCCCGGCAGATCCAGGCGCACCTGGGCAGTATCACGGTTGAAGCTGGCCAGCCGCGCCCTGGCCGCTTGTTCGGCAGCGGCGCGGTTGGGGTAGAGGTGACGGTCGGTATGCACCGGCCGCTGGCCTTCAACAGCCGCCTCGTTGACCAGTTCGATGGTCTTCGTTTCACCGCTGGCAGCGTCCTGATGACGAGTGCGCACGGCTTTGCGCGCGGCTTTGTCGTCCAGCCGGAAATGCCACTGGCTGACCTCGTTGCGGGCAACGCCGACCACGCCCAGGGGGGTGCCGCTGGCGCTCTGCCCGGCCTGGCGCGGCAGCACCAGCAACTGCCCATCGGCGAGCTTGGCGGTGCAGTCGTACTGGCGGGCCAGGCGCGTGATGAAATTGAAATCCGATTCGTTGTACTGATCGACCCGGGGTACTTGGACCCGCACCGGGCAGACCACCTGCCAGCCATTGCGCGCGCCGATCTCGGCGACGATGCGCTGCAGCGGCACGGCCTCCCAGCTGCCACTGCGAATGGTCCTGCCACTGCCGCGCAGGTCACTGGCCTTGCCGCGAATCACCAAGGTATCCGGCGGTCCGGACAGCTCGACCTCATCGACGGTGTAACGCCCCAGCCGAGTCAGCGGCAGGCCGGCGTATCCCAGATGCACCTCGATCAGCGCACCGCGCGCCGGCAACGCCACAGCACCGTCGCGGGCGTCGATGCGCAGCTCGAAGTCATCCGATTCCATGCCCGGTTTGTCGGTGGTACGCAGCAGCAACAGGCGGTCATTGATCAGCGCAGTGATGTCCTTGCCATCAGCCTGGATACGAAATACCGGTTGCATGGCATCAGTCCCACAGCTGCACGAGATTGGCCGGGACCAGCGCCAGCGTCGGCAAGCGGATCGTTACGCCGCTGCGAAACGGCTGGGCCTCGTCGGCCAACCCCTGGTTGGCTTGCAATACCGCCTCGACGCTGCCGTCGAGATGCCCGTAATAGTGGTGACAGAGGGTATCGAGCACATCGCCCTCAGACGTTTTGCAAGTCTTGTCCATAGCTGACGAACTCCAGTGAGAAACCTTGCTTGCGGGGAATGCCGCCGGCCAGCAAGGCGGCCTGCTCTTCCTCGATACTGGTCAGGCACCAGGTGCCGAGCACTTCGCCATAACCGGTGGTCAGCGACAGCGGCAGCAGTTGGCGGCCAATGCCGCGCAGCGCCTGCAACTGGCCCAATCCGCCCTTGAAACCGGGGAAGATGGCGCCACGGATGCTGATGCTGTCTTCGCCCAGGCTCACCGCCTGTTGGGCGTTCTCGCGGCTCAAGCGCTCTTGCCCGGCCCAGCGGAAACGCGTTTGCCGGCGCAGCTGGTCGAAGGCGGCGGTGTCGAGGTTGAAGTAGTACGGCGCAGCGTTGGCCTTGAGAGGCTGCAGTACCAACAAGTGCGGGAACGGCTTGATCGCTTCTGCCGCCGGGGTGACTACTGGCGCGAAGCCAAAGGTCGACAGCACACCGTTGGCGACCGAACGCACATCGCCGATCACGCGCCGAATGGCCGCTCCCGCCTTGCCCAGGTGTTCGGCGAAGGCATCGACGCGGTCGCGCACCTTGCGCACCACGTCGAGGGTCTGGTCATACTTGGCAATCACCTTGTCGACGCGCTGCTTGGCCGAATCAATGGCGCGCATCGTGCGTTGCAGGCGTTTGCCGATTTCCGGGCCGATCCATGGCAGGGCTTCGAGTTCGCTGGCCGCCTCCCTGGCATGGCCGACCGCCTGGTTCATCGGGTCGAGCATGGCGTCGGCACGCCGACGCCCCTCCTCGCCCGCCTTGACCAGTGCATGCAAGCCAGCTTGCAACTGTTCCAGGTAGGTCATGGGTCCTCCTCATGGCTGTGGTTGATCGGCCATCTGCACCGAACGCGCCTGGCGCATCAGGTCGTCGAGCACGCGGCGGGCGATGGCTTCCAGTTGTTGCAGGGTGGTCGGGTCGTCAAGGCTGTTACTGAAGGTCACCGGCATGTTGGCGGTGAAGGTGAATTGCTGGTTTATCGGCGCTGGCAATGCTGCGCTGGCAGGCGCCGAAGACGGCAACTGCGCAGCGGCGGACCGCGCGGGTTCGGACACCGGGTGTTTGCTCGCAGGGCTGTTCTCCAGGCCAAGTCCTGCACCCAGAGCCTTGCCAAACCACCCGCCAAGGCTCTCGCCGCCGATGCTTCCCAACGCCCCGCCGAGCAGGCCGCCTATTGCCGTGCCGATCACCGGTACCACCGAGCCGATCGCAGCACCGGCAGCCGCGCCAGCCAAGGTGCCGCCCAGCCCGCCGACCGCACTGCCGTAGCCTTCGACCTTCTGCACGGCGGTGGCATCACTGCGGTAGGTCTGCGCCAGTTGCAGCGAAGTATCCAGCAGCGCGCCGACAGGCACGCGCCTGAACAGGCTCCTGACTGCACCTGGACGGCTGCCGCCAGCCGGCGCAAGCGGGGGCGAAGCAGCAGCAAACCCAAAGCCCTGCCCTGGCGTACCCGCAGTAGCGACACTTGCCAGCAGGCTGAATGCACCAGAGACGGCAGCGCCGGGTGGGCTCGGTACTTGCGTGGCGCGCAGCGCCTGGACATCCTCGACGGCCTTGCTTTCCCCGCGATACCCGGCGCCTTCGACAGCAGGCGCGGCGTTGACGACCGTCGCTGCGGATGAGCCTTGCACCGAGCGATCAGGATTGTCCTGGTACATCACCAGATCAAACAGACGCCCTCCGAGCAGTTCACCTGCCCATTCACCCAAGTGGCCACCGGCAACGCCGGCGAGCTCCTGAACCTCCTTGTTCTTGGTGAAAACCGCCGCTATCGACGCACCGAGGAGCGTCCCGCCCAGCTCACCAGCGGCCGCCCCCATACCCTTGGCCTTGTCCTCGGGCGTCTCGCCGTCGATCCAGGCCTTGAACGCCGAAATGCCAGCATTGAACGCACCTGACTTCAATCGGCTGCTGATTGCAGTCTGCGCACGCTGCCGCTGTTCAGCTGGCAAACGACGGCCAACCTCATAGGCCATGCGCGCCCCTACAATCGTACCAACGCCCAACACCGACGCGGCAACCTTGACACTCTCAGCGGTCGATCGGCGAGTGCGCGAGGGTTTTTCGGACGAAGCAGCAGAAGCCTCGGCGGCCGGATCGCGTGCAGTGTTCGGCGCTGCACCGTGCTGCTGCCCTTGCTGGAAAACAGGCTTGAGCCGAGCCAGCCCGGCGATTACCCGATCGAGTGACAGATAGTGCTGACGCAGGCGCTCCACTTCGTCCGCTTCAGTACCCAGCCGGGCAATCTGATCTTGCTGATGCTGATCCTGGTCCAGCGCCAACTGGCGTTCGACCTGGCGTACCTTGCCGAGCTCCAACCCCAGGCGGATCACCTCGCCGATCAGGCGACCGAGCCGGGTGCCGTCGGCCTGCCTGCGCAGGCGTTCGACATCCCGGCGCAACTGCTCGATGGCGAGGCCCAAGGGGTTGATCACGGTGACGCCGAGCCCGAGGGTGAACACCTGTGTGTTCGCCATAGGTTCCTCCTGGTCACGGCGCGAGCCACCAGACCATGTCGCTGTACGGCATGGTCATGATTTCGCTCGCAGAAAAGTTCAGCTCCCTGGCCAGCCGCTTGGCGGCGGCCTTCTGCCGGGCCGGGTCAAAGTTCGTCGTCCTGCACCAGGCGAAAATAGCCGCTCTGCAAACGGCTATAGTCCTTGAGGGCAAGGCCTTCGAGGTCCTTGATGCCGACTTCGGCCAGCGACGCGAACAGGTTCAGCTCGCGCTGCTCGTCATCCGCCGCGCCGCCGGCCTGGGCATTGCGGAAATCGCGCACGGTCGGTGCCCGCAGCGACAGGCTGTCGACTTGCACGCCGTTGGCTTCGCTGGGGCGCGACAGGCGCACGGTGACGCGGTCGGCACTGAGGGTCAGCCAGTGCGGCTGTTTTTTCGCTTGAGCCATGGTCGTCTCCTTACAGGCCAAGCGCAGCGCGCTGGGCGGCCAGTTGGTCGACGCCGTCGATCACGCGCTTCATGCCCAGCGCGTCGATCTCGTAGATCAGGCGGCCATCGACTTCGAGCTTGTAGTAGGTCAGGCCAACGCTGTGCTTGATCTCGGCCTTGTCGCCGGACTTCCAGTCGCCCATGTCGATTTCTTTGAGGGTGCCACGCAAGGTGACCACCACCGGGTTGATCTTGCCCTTGAGGCCCTTGAAGGCGCCGCGGAAAGTGCCGTTGAAGCCGCTGCCGTCGGCCAGGCCGAAGAATTTCAGCGCTTCACGGCGCACGCCTGTGGTGGTGAAGGCCGCTTCCTGTTTCTCCATGCCCAGGTCCATCTCGACCGGCATGTCCATGCCGCCGGGGCGGTGTTCTTCCATCTTCAGGGTGAGTTTGGGCAGGGTCAGGCTGGGTACATCGCCCTGGAAGCTGACGCCATCGACGAACAGGTTCAGGTTGGCCAGGGTTTCGGGGATCATTGCCATGTGGATGCGCTCCTTAAGCGGCGGAATCGAGGACTTCGGTCAGCCACTGGTTAGTGACTTCAACGCGGAAATTGGGGTTTTCGGCAGGCGGCACGTCGGTGAAGCGGATGTTCCAGTACACCTTGCCCTGCTCGAGCTGGCTGGCCGTGTTCAGCTCCGGGTCGGCGAAGACCTCGAAGTTGATGATCGCGCCCTGGTTCTTCAGGTCGCGCATGAAGGCCTGCAGGCCTTCGGTGACGTCCTTGACGTAGGTGGCGGTGATGGCGCGGTCGACGGCCCACTTGTGGCCGTAGAGGATCGCGTCCATGACGATGTCCATGGTCCGCACACGGGTGACGAAGGCCCATTTCGGGTCGCTGGACAGGGTGCGGTTGCCCCACAGGCGGAAGCCGTCGTCGCGGATGATGGTGGCGATGTTGGCGTTGTTCAGCAGGTTGGCGCGGCAGCTGTCGTCGCCGTCGAGGAACTCCACCGGGCGGGTGGTGCCGGTGATGCCGACGAACTCCTTGTTCGACGGCGAGGCCCAGAAGCCGTATTCGCTGTCGGTCCAGGCGAACAGGCCAGCCACCCACGCCGAGCCCGGCGCGTCGACAGTCGCCTCTTCGCCGTTGTCCCAGTACTGCACGCCCGGGTCGACCAGGAAGGCGCGCTTGGCGCCGAAGTTCTTGGCGTAGTCGAGGGCTGCCTCGTCGGTGGTGTTGGGGCCGTCGATGATGGCGATGCCGCGCAGTTTGTCGGCCAATGCAACCAGCGCGGTGCCGACCGCCTGGGTAGCGCTGTGACGGGGTGCGGCCAGCAGGCGTGGCTGGGCGTTGAAACGGCTCTTGCCGTCGAGCAGCGCCTGCAGGCCGGTGCGCTTGCCATCGGCTTGAACGCTGCCGATGATCGCGGCGGTCTGCTCTGCTGCATCGTCCAGCTTGGCCACGCCACAGGCGACGATGACCGCCTTGGCGCGGGTGTAGATGGCCCGGCAGGCCTTGGTAATGGCGGCATTTTCGCCAAAGGCGGCGACAGCTTCAGTTTCGCTGGTGATCAGCACCAGGTCGTTGGCCTTGGCTGTGACGCCAGCGCCTTCGGTGAAGGTGTCGACCAGGCCGATGATCGAGGAAGAAGGCAGCGCGATGCTGCGGGCGCCGGTGTCGACGTTGGTTACGGTGACGCCGTGGAAGAATCCACTCATGTAGGTTTACTCCAGGTTCAGGTACGAAAAGGCCCTGCGGGTGCAGGGCCGGGTAGAAAACTTGCAGATAGAAAAAAAGCCCCGGGGAGACGGGGCTTTACTGAGCTTGTTGAACTAGCCAAACCGGTGGCTCTGGTCTCGATGAGGAATCAGGAAACATTGAAGAAGTTGGCCAATCACGGAGGCTCTGTCGATAGGCGAGTAGTTCACTGTATTGCGCCGATGACAGCGAGCTGTTGATACTCATTGCCAGCTCGTCACGATGACGCATTACCAGCCACTCGCTAGTTTGCAGTTGATAGTCGCGCCACATGCGCACAGCTTGAACCAACTCACCTTCAGTCGTGCCCGAGGGTGGAGCAAATCCGCCCTCGACAACGTTCCAACCGGGTCTCGTCTCAATCGAACACTTTTCCCAGACTAGCTCGGAATGATAGCGGTCGAGCGGATCAATATCGGTAATTTCCATTACCCGACCGTTTGCAATTCGTGCCCACATATCAATTCTCTTCAGTAAGTAATGACTACGCAGCCATCGGCGCCCGACTGCGAACTAATAACCGTACGACCGCCGCCGCCCATGCCCGGCTGTGTCGGTGTGGAACTGTCAGAACCGGCATAAATTGATTCCCCACCGCCGCCAGGCCCGCCCCACGCACCAGAGTTGTTAGTGTTGCGTACCGGCGGGGAGCCTGCCCCCAAGGAGGCATTGAAGTCTCCACCAACCCCCATGCCGCCGCCAGCACCGTTAAATAGCGTTCCCCCCTCTCCCCCGGTTGCGGAACAGAACGAACCGAACGACGAGGTACCTCCCCATGAGCCAGCCGTATTTACGACATTTACGGCTTTGCCGCCTGCACCCACCGTTACAGTGATGCTTTCTCCAGGGGTAACAGCGCAGATGCGGCTGCAGATTCCTCCGCCACCACCGCCGCCCGCGCCAGTCTCAACTGGCCCGAACGCACCGCTACCTCCCCCCCCGCGTAGATCGACGAGCACTCGAGTTACATTGGCAGGTACTTTCCATTGGTAAGTACCTGCCTTGGCATAGAGCGCGCGACCGCGAAAAGGAAAGTTAGCGCTGGTAGCACTTGTTGCTCCGCCCGCAACGACCCCGTAGATACCATCGGAAAGACACGCCAAGATCAATGGCGGGTCGAGATGCGTAACGGTCACCGCCGCATAAGACGTTGAACCAACGGCAACATACCCTTTGCCAGAGCGAGGCGCATTTATCGTCAGCGTTCCATTACCGGAGCCTACCGACACAATGAAAATCGACCCGCTTGTTACTCCCGAATCGGGAAGATTTAAGGTTCCTTCCCAACTCCCTACTCCGGACATGGTGCAATACTTGCCAGTATGCGCCTGACTCAAGGTTTGCCCGTTAGATAATCCGACTGCAGGGCCTGGCAAGTTAAAACCCAGCTGCCTGACGAACTCCGTTGTAGCCAATTGAGTACTATTGTCATCCCGAGCAGCGGTTGGAGCGCGGGGAAGTCCCGTAAACACCGGACTGGCCAGATTAGCCTTGAGACTAAGCGCGCTGTTAACTTGAGAGGTCGTTAGAACATCTGTGAGGCCGTAAGCTGCTACCGTGCTTGGATTAGTCGCAGCAAACACACGACCATACTTATCGACCGTCACACTGCGATAAGTGCCCGCCGAAATTCCGCTGCGCCCGAATGCCATTTCGTACTGCTGGGCACTGACACCCAATGTAATCGGCCCGTCGCTGACTAGCTGCCAGGCGCTGTCGCTATTGGCTTCCCCCCTCTCCACCAATATCAAAAGTCCAGGGGTCACTTTTGCATCGGTGTCAGCGTCGCTGCTGCGACTCCACCCCCCCGCAGCAGCCAGATAGATGCCATTGTCCTTAGCAGCCGTCTGGTTCTTGACCAAGACTCGCGCTCCCGCGACAAGCGCTACGCCATCTATAGTCTGTAAACCACTCAAATTGATATTTGCTGTGGTTGCAGCCAGCACCGAATGCTTGAAATCCTGCTTCGCCAACTCTTCGGTCACCCATTCCCGAGTAGCCAGCACCACCGCCGGATCAATCTTCAGTTGCACATTACTGGCACTGCTCACCACCAGGTTCATCCGCACCACCTGGGTACGTCCCGAGCCCTGGCTCAGCAACGGTTTATAGGTCGGCGCACAGTTGGCCACGGCGACCATGTCGCCATCGGCATCATAAAGCGCGATCTCGCGGATCCACTTGCCACCGACATCCGCCGGAATGACCTGCTCGGCAATGATGATCGCGCTGTTCTTGTCATCCACCTTCAGCTGGTTCAACGGCGCGCGGCGCCATTCGTTGATCAGGCTGGTCTGGGTGGCGTTGGGGGTGGGGTCGGTGCCGTTGGCGTCGCCTACGCCCATCTGGGTGATTGTCCAGGCAATGCCCAAGGCATCGGCATTGGCCTGTTTCGCCGCGCCCACATTGGTGAGGATGGCGTAGAACTGAGAACTCTGGTCAACCATGTGCAATGTCCAAGGTATCGATTGTATGTTCGCGGCCGCCTCGTCCAACGACGCCGGTGATCTCGATGTCACGTGGCGTCGGCGGGTAGATGTCCAGTTCGTCACCGTCCTGGATAGCGCAGCCGACATGAAGGGCGCCCCGGCTTTCGAGGCTGATCACCAACCCGGTCAGGTGGCGGCTGACGGGCCGCGCGTCATCGATCAGCGATGACAGTTCCTGGTAGGTGCTTTCACTGATGCCCGCATCGGAAACGCCGATCTTCAGGGCAAAGGTCCCCGCTGGTGCGGGGGGCGTGGCTTGCCACCACTCCTCCACCTCGATCAGGTAACCGAACGGTTCCACCACCCGCCTGAGCGCGCCGAGGGTGCCTTTGTGGGCGTGAACGAAGAACGCAGCGCGGATCACCGAACGCTTGATCTCGTCGCTCCAACTGTCTTCCCAGCGGTCCACCGACCAGGCCCAGGCCAGGTGATACAGCAGGTGCGCGGGGCAACTGTCCGGGCTGTAGAGACGGCGCAGGCTGACTCTCAGGTCCTCATCGGCCGCCACTTCGATGGCCCGCTCCAGCGCTGTGCGATTGAGCGGCAACAGGCTCTGCATGTCAGCCACCCCGCTTGAGGGTGTAGCCCGTGCACCAGGCCGCCTGCGCCTTGCTCGGGCGGATGTCGGCCCAACCGCCCAGCTCGACCCGGCTGACACCGTCGATATGCAGCTGGGCATCGATGCCCGAGCGCGCCACTTCCACGCCCAGGCGACGCCGTGGATTGATCCAGGCCTCGAGACGGCGCTGGCACTCGGTGAGGATCGCCTCGTACTCAGGACCGCTGTCGGCCAGGTACAGCACCGCATCGATGCGATAAGGCAGGATTTCGGCGCTGCGCACATTGACCCGATCGGCGACCGGGCGGATGTCATCGTCATTGAGGTAGGTGGCCACCTGCGCCAGCAGCTCGGCACTGGCCTGGCCATTGCCCTCCAGCCCCAACACGGTGACATCCACCACCGCCGGCGACGGGCTTTCGGCGGTGGCGTCAGCCACCTGCCCCGAAGCGTTGCGGGCGTGCAGGATGTAACTGTTGCGTGGGCCGGCCGTGGTCAGGCCTTCGTAGACCAGTTGTACCCGCTCACGCAGGGCATCGTCGGATTCCAGCAAAGCTTCGACGGGCGGCACGCTGGCCAGGTCCTCGGCCTGGATCACCAGGCGCTGCAGGCTGACATTGGCCGCCAGTTGGTCCAGATCACTGCCTTGGGCGTAGGCCAACAGCAACGCCTTGGCAGCGTCGTTGATGCGGGCCCGGTTGAGCAGCTTGCGATAGGCGCCGACCTCGAGCAGTTTGGTGACCGGATCGCTCTCCAGGCTGGCGGTCCAGCCGTCGCCCAGGTATTCGCGAAAGGTCTGCAGATCGGCCTGATAGAGGGCTTCGTAGTCGAGGTCCTCCAACAGCTGCGGAGCTGGCAGTTGTGACAGGTCGACCTGGCTCATACGCGCACCTCCAGCAACGCTTCATCGCCCAGGTAGCGACCCTTCAAGGCCAGGCTGACCTGGCCATCGAGCACGGCGACGACCTTGACCCGATCCAGTTGCAAACGGGGCTCCCAACGGCCCAGTGCGCGAGCCACTTCGGCCTGCACGGCACTCTTCCAGCCCTCGTTGACCGGCAAGTCGACGAAACGCCGCAGCTGGCTGCCGTATTCAGGGCGCATGCGCCGACTGCCCAGCGGCGTGGTCAGGATGTCTTCAATGGACTGGCGCAAATGATCGATGCCGGCCAGCGGCTGGCCGGTGCGGCGGTCCATGCCGATCATGGTGCACCGCCCTGTTCATGGGTATGCATGGCATTCTCCTGTTATGAAAAAGCCCGCATGCGCGGGCTTGATTCAGTGTTTGTGGTTGGCCGTGTTGCCGGCGGTGTCGATGATCCGCCCACCGCCATTGATGTCGCCGCTCACCTGCAGTGGGCCGTCGACCGTGACATTGCCTGTGAGATGTATCGCTGCCGCCTGCAGGCTGATCGCCGCTTCGCTGACCTGCACGGTGCTGGCGCCGACCTTGATCGTCGCGCTGCCACCAGGTAGCTCGATGTCGTAGTGGCTGGCCTGCCAGTCGTAGCTGAGCGAACCGCCATCGGGAAAACGCCAGACCTCGACATGCGCGCGGGTATCCGGCGCACTGCCGGCATTGCCATACAGCCCTGCCAGGAAGGTGCCCTGGGCCGGCTCGCCGCTAGGGCTGAGCAATACGCCCTGCTCGCCCAGGCTGGGGGCTCGCCAGTGCCGCGCCTGGCCGGCCGCCTGGGCGTGCCAGCGCAGCCAGGCGCTGGTCCAGCCGCTGCCGTCCGACACCCGCACCCGGGCGGCGGCAAGGTCAACCGCCACCACCCGGCAAGGGATGACCAGGCAGGCCAGCATGCGGTCATGCATGGCGCTGACATAGCTCATGACAGCTCCTCGGGGGCGATGTACTGCGCTTCATGACCCACGCCGATTTCCGGCGCGAAACCCAGCACCAGGCTACCGGGAGGCTGGTCCGGCCAGTTCCAGCGGGCCTCGCCGAGCAGCACCGGCTGGTCCCAGCGCACGGTCCAGGCGCTGCCCTCGAACTGCGCCTGCACGTTGCGGCTGGCCTCGACGAAGTCCAGTGCCCAATGCTGCTGGCGCAGCAGGTCCATCAGTTGTGCGGCGAGCAGGCTGCCCTGCAGGCGCGCTTGCGGGTTGGCGCTGTCGGCGGTGATGTCGGCCTCGAAGGTGGCAATCAACACCGAGCGGCCATCGCGCGGTGCTGCATCTGCCGTCATTTGCACGATGCCGTGGCGCAGCGCGGGGCGCTCAGGGGCATTTCCTACAAACGTATAGGCATCTACCGATGCCAGTTCCGGCATCGCCTCACGAATGGTTGCGGTCACGGCCGCATGCAAAGTGGCCAGTTCGCTCATGCATATTCTCCTTATCGCTCGTCGGCCTGGGTACTGTCGCGCAAGCCCAGGCGCCGGATCGCCCAGCGTTCGTAAAGGCGCATGGCGACATCGGCGCCGCCAACCGCAGTCATGCAGCCAAATGCACTGGCCGCCCAGATCGACAGGCCACCGGCATACAGCAGCATCACCGTCGACACGCCGCAGACCATGCAGGCCCCGGAGCGCAGCGCCAGCCGTCGCAGCAGCGACCAGCCCGTGGCTCCGGCCTTGTCAGCCCGCCACATCTCACCGCTGAGGCCCCCCAGCAATGCCAGGACGATTACCAGCCAGAGCGGCATTTCCAGCAACGCTTGTTGCTCGTTCGTCACTGTCCTGTCTCCTGTGTAATGCCTGTTGGCGGGGGCCAGCAGGCGGGTTGTGGGTACTCTGTCTCTTTCAAAAGCCTCGGCATTCCAAAAGGCCCGGCTCGCCAGGCCTTTCAGTAATGCGTTGTCGAACCGGCGGCCACGACTGGTGACGCCGCGCGGTTGCGCTACAAATTGGTGACTCCGACCGCGGCCACCTGCCCGCCGGATAACTGTTCGTGGTGCTTTACGCTGCACACCCGGGCCAGTTGCCAACCCTCTGGACAGTTGAGGCCTGTCCATCGCTGCCTGTGTAACAACCGGTTTCCGTCCGGCTTGAGACACAGGCTATGCATTCACGCATATGCAGTCAATGCATTTCTTCACTTTTCTATGCACTTATTTTTGCTGATATGCATGCAAGCCATGCGCGGCATGGTTTGTAGGGCTTTTCTGCAGGCGAAAAAAAACCCGCCGAAGCGGGTTTGTTTAGCCGTGAGGCTG